TAAAGGCTAACATCGAAGCTGAGGCCATCGGTGCAAACCGCCAGAAAGCATTGACCAGCGCAATGATCGACATGATCGGATCTAACTTTGACAAGATCAAGTCTGAAACTCCTTTCCAAGATACTAAGGCCGTGGGTGTGATGACACTCGGTGCTATTGGTAACTATGGTGGATTGACAGGTACTAGCGTTTTGTCGTATGTAGAGAATCCCATTATGCGTTCTTACTTTTCACCTCACCTGTATGATGTGTTTAGGATTATCCCTACTGCCACTGGTAACGTAACATTCCCACGCGGTAACAACCCCGTTGGTGAAGGTTCTTTCGGTGCGCAAACTGAAGGATCGGCAAAGCCTTTCGTTGACTACGATGTAACAATGGTTAATACCTCTGTTCCTTTCATCGCTGGTTACGCTAAGGTATCTCGTCAGATGCTTCAGGATCTTCCTTTCCTTCAGTCTTATCTTTCTAGCTCACTGTTGGAAGATTGGAACAGGGCGGTAGATAACAGGTTTATGGCTACCATCACAGCTAATGCAACTGGTGGTTCTACCTCTTCAACTGGTGCGGCTCCACGTATCATTGACTACTTGGCACAGCATGGCGCGCTCGGTTTGGGACAGGCCGATACGATCCTTACCACTTATGCTGCATGGGCTAACGTGTTGAATACACTGCCTTCAAACGGTTCATACTCTGTGCCTGGTGGTATTACCATCGGCGCGAGTGGTGAAACTAGGGTAGCTGGTATTCCATTGATTCCTCATCAGGCTATTCCTACTGGTAGGATTTACGTATTTAACCGTCAGGCTTTTGCTATTGCGCAGGCTTCAGGTTTGAGCGTGAGAAGCACTGAGACCGATCAGGATGACTTCATCAAGAACCTTGTGACTTATAGGTGTGAAGCAAGGGTTGAGCTTTTGAGCTTCCAACCAACTTCTGCCATCTATGGTTCAGTTTCTTAATTAATAAAGGGGGAGGCCGTAACCTCCCTCTTTTTAAACTACTTATATGCCCATTGGTTCATTCAGCACATTTAGGGACGTTATTAGAATTGTTTTGATGAACAATCCTACATCAGTGCTTGACTTAGGAATAGGGCATGGAATAAACGGCGCAGGTGTTAGGAACTGGTTAGACAACGGCGTGAACTACAACACACGGTTAGAAGGTGTAGAAGGGTTTAACTACCGATCTCCACTTTGGGGCTGTTACGATAAAGTTCACGAGTGTACTATTCAGGAGTTCTTTGAAAAGGATAGCAGGAAATGGGATTGCATTCTCATGACGGATGTCATTGAACACTTCACAAAAGATGAAGGTGTTGAGGTGATTACTAGGGCTAAGGAAAGACTAAACGAAAAGGGTTTGTTTGTGATTGTTACGCCGGGAGTGTGGATAGAACAAGGTGCAGCGTATGGTAATGAACTAGAGACGCATAAGAGCCTATGGACTGCATTTGAATTTCAGGCACATGGCTTTCATGTAGTTAAAGACGGTTCAGAGGATGATATGGGTTATAAAATGATTGTAGTAGAATTTATCAAATGAGAATACTTTGCTCGATACACTTATACCCGCCAAAGCATAACTGCGGAGCTGAAGGGATGATCCATGCTATGAACAAATACCTTCAAGGCAAAGGACACGAGGTAAGGGTTTTACTTTGGCAGGCGAATCATTACAAAATTGAAAACATCTACTGCTATGAAGGTATAGACGTTTTCCCTCCTGAGCAGAATTTAACAGAGACGCTATTCGCATGGAGTGATGTGGTGATGACACACCTAGACTACACACAACAAACAATAGGACTAGCAAGAGTGTTCAAAAAGCCTGTGGTCCACTTGATTCACAACTATTCTACTTACCCGAGTATAGAACTAGCGGACAGACCTCAATACATCGTGTACAATTCAGAGGCTGCAAAGGAGAAGCTAAACTACCAACACGAAAGTATAGTAGTTCACCCTCCCGTTGATTGGAGGCATTACGACATAAACCGAGATCCTGAGAAAAACCAATTTATCACCCTGATAAACTTAGATGGCAACAAGGGTGGAAAGATACTAATGGAGATAGCTAAAAGGTTACCAGAAAAACAGTTCTTAGGTGTAAAAGGAAGTTATAGCGAGCCAGCTAGCGAAGGACAGCACACGGATCAACCTAGAAACGTGACGATAATGGACAACACGCCATTCATCATGAGGGCTTACGAGCAAACTAGGACATTGATAATGCCTAGCAAGTTCGAGAGTTGGGGAAGGACAGCCACAGAGGCCATGAGTTCAGGTATTCCGGTTATATGCAACCCAACGCCTGGACTAAAAGAAAACTGTGCAGACGCAGGGATATATGTAGACAGGGACGATATCGATGGTTGGGTAAAGGCTATTAAGAAATTAGACGATCCGAAAGAGTACAAGAAGGCCAGCAAGAAAGCGAAGGAACGCAGTAGGGAACTAGATCCTAACAAAGAATTGGAAGCATTTGAGGCATGGATAAGAGATGTGCCGAATAAATATACATTCAGATGAAAGTAGAGGTAATTACAGACATGGTATCGGAGCCAGTTTCCTTAACGGAGATTAAAAACTGGCTAAGAATAAAGGACTTCACCGATGATGATACTTTACTCATTGAATTGAGTAAATCCACTCGTAAGCACTTAGAGAAGTTTACCGGATTATCATTCGGTATAAAGACACTCGAAAGCATTGTTGATGTAGACAGGGAAAAAATCGAGCTTCCTTATTCTCCAGTGGGAAGTATAACAAGCGTTTATGAACTGACATCGTTTATTACGTGGACATTGGTTGACCCTGCGGAGTACGCACTAATAGGGGACACATTAAAGATTCGAAACGGTTGTTTTAAGGTTACATATCAAACAGGGTTTATCTCGCTGCCTGAAGACTTAAAGACAGACATAAAGGTATTAGTGGCATGGCAGTATAAGAACAGGGGATTGAATTTTGAAGCTGATAAAGATGGTGATATAAGAGAGTTCCCGCATAGGAATTTGCTTAATTCCAGACTATATAAAAAGGTTGTGATTTGAAGGGGTTTACTATTGAATTGGATGGATTTCAGGAGGTACTTACTAAGCTAGCTAAGGAAGGTGGGAAGATAGCTGAGGATATTGACGATGAAATAGCAGCAGGTGTAAGGAACATGGAGAGAAGTGCTAAAAGGCTTGCACCTGTGAACACGGGAACGGGAAGGCTTAGAGGCTCAATAACTGCGAGCCGAAACGCTTTCTTGAATTGGGAGTTATCTGCGAACGTTGGTTACGCACCATACATAGAATTTGGCACAGGTGGTTTAGTAAACGTTCCCAAAGGATTAGAGCAATACGCTATCCAATTCAAGGGAAAGGGAATAAGACAAGTGAATTTACCAGCGAGGCCGTTTTTCTTCCCTAGTGTGTTTGCTTATCAGGTAGATATAGTTAAAAACATAAGAGAAATAATCAGACGTGAAAAACGCATCTAAGGCCATAAGAGACGCATACAGAGTAGCCTTAACAGGGTTAACGTATAATGGAACAAGCGTTCCGGTGTACGATGATGCGCCTGTTCAGACTGTGCCTGATTATTACATTCTTATTGGGAATATCACAGAGGCTAACGAGGCTAATGACCATTTGTTTATTAGACCAACGGAAATAGTAATTGATATCGTGACGCGGCAGTACATGTACAAAGACAGGGACGCGGTAGATAGTATTTCACAGAGTATCACTGAGGCGGTTTTGGCAACCATTCCAGGGAATTTACTAAATGCTGATTTCTACATAGGCCACATTCAGAATAGCAACTCTTTATACTTAGACGGCAGAGACGGCGAAACATACATAACAAGAAAGATATTAACATTCACACAATCATTAATTCAAAAGTAACATGGCACAAGTATTAAGCGCAAATCAACCTATTGAAATTGACGTAGCGGGCGGTAGTTCTTACAAAACTCTCGTTTGCGTTCAATCAAAGACGGTTTCAGGTTCAGTAGACGTAACAGAGGAAGACACAGATTGCGGACTTCTGACGGCGGTAGGTTCGGTAAAGTACACAATCACGGCTGATGCTGTTTGTGAGACTGCACCAACGGTTTCACAGGTAAGTTACAACGCATTGTTGACGGCTTTCGTAAACAAAACATTGGTACACGTAAGGGTTCAGAATCCAGTAGTTAGTGGTTCTTCTTTGGGTGCTGCTTATTTCCATTCATTCTATGCGCGTATCACGCAGCTTGACCTTACAGGCGAATCAGCAGGTTATGTTAAATTCTCAATTACACTTAACTCTGACGGCGTTAT